GCGGCAACCAAAGGATCTTAACAACCCTTTCGCTACATTCAGCGGCCCGTATGTCTGGGAGCTACCTGCTCGGTACCTCTCAGCGTTCCGCTAGAAATAGTAAGCGTTTTTCGCGCCGAGCTCAAATTGTGCTCGATGCAATCAACGCTGCTTTTCTAACAATAAAGTGGAAAAGGAAGTCCCCTTACGTAGGGAACTTCTTTGCCCACCTAAAAAAGAAACTTCGGACGGACGCTTCCACGGAAGCGGTCATCCATCGTCTCAAAAGTGCGTGTCTGGTGGCGCGTGAGCGGTCTCTCCGAGGGGAGGCCGTGACAAAACCAGTCGCAAATTTATCTGGGATTCTGTTCCCCCGTCGCTATCACGTGACGGTGAATCAGTTATACCAGTTAAGCTGTATTAAGCGGGCACTTCCACTGCCGACCAAGGTCGAATGTGAAGAAGCCGCCGCCGAGTTCCATAAGGATTCGTCCCGGCCTTACCCAGGCTGGGACGATCCTAAAGGACAAGGGCACAAGTTTTATCGTAAGTTAGGAGCTTCAACACGCAAGTGGCTGAAGCGCTTGACAAAACGATGCAATCGGGCGTTCGAGAAGGTTCCTGATTACTCAGGGGCCTCTTCGGTCACCCAAAGCTCAAGGAAATCTGGGGGAAGAACAGGCTACGCCAAATCTGTGATTAGCAGACTAGGCGTGGCTATTGATCTTCCCCCGGAAATTCCTGATAACACATGGTTCAAGTCTCGCGATAGGCCAAAAGCTTATCGTAAGGCAATGAAACTTATTAACAGAGACTCGTCGGATCCGACGCCAATTCAACCGTCGCGGGTTGTAGTGGTGAAGGAACCCTCCAAGGCTCGAATTGTTACTATCTCCGATGCGCGACTAGTCGCGAACGGTCATATGGTAAGGAAGGCGCTTTTCGGGGCCGTCGTCGGAAGACGAGGGGCTGGAGAAGCGCTCAATTCATGTCCGAATTTTCTCAAGTTTAGACGCAAGCCTAAAGATGGGAAGAAACGGTTTGTTTATAGTGCCGATCTCAAGAAGGCTACTGATGGTTTATGCCACCAGTGGCTTTCTTGGTTGACTGGACATTTGGGCATAGTCCCCGAATTGATTTTCGGCCAAGAGGTCGAAAATGAAAACGGCGAGACTTATAAGACCCTTCGAGGGGCATTTATGGGATTACCAGCTAGCTGGACAATCCTGTCTTTGTCCCACTTAATTGTTGCAGAGAGGGTCGACCCCCTTGGTCTTTTTTGGATCAAGGGTGACGACCTCATTGCTTATTGGACACGGAACCAATGGGCTTCTTATAGAAGCTTGATGGAAGTGACCGGAATGGTGGTTAATACAACCAAATCCTTCGTCGCGGAGACTAGGGGTACCTTTTGCGAGGCACTCTATGAACTTCGAGATGAGGGGTTACAGTTGATTCCCACTCTATCATTACGAGGCTTCGTCCACCGTTCCACTTTGGGGAACGCGTACGATAACCTTAACACAGTAATGCGAGAATCCATTCGTCGCGGCGTTTCACGCCGCGTCGTTTGGTCAGTCGCAAAAATAACAAATAAGGATCTACTCCGAATTTCTTCGAAATTCGGGGCGGATCCTCTTATTCCACGGGAGTTCGGGGGTTTGGGTCTTCCTTCGGAAGAGCCATACTCCCCAGTACCCACAAAATTTGAGAGTCGATTCTGGTTTAACCTCGATAAGGGGATTAAACGGGATCCGACGATCAGGCTTAGAGCCCAGGGAGGGTTATCGAAGAAATTCGAAAATCTTCTCGATAAGCTCGAATATAGGTCTGGGGTTCCCAGGGAGTGTAAGCACATCCTGGAAACTGAGACAAGAGTCCGATTATACCTCAGTCTTTTCGATGAAAAGGCCGAGGAGACTTCGGTTAAGATCAATCCGTTCCTCCGATCGTTACAACGACGCCGCAAGGCATTGTTGAAAGGATCGAAGGTCCGTGATACACGATTAAACTGGGCGGGCGTGGAGATTATCATAAAATCTCTACGCCCAACCCAGAAATCTTTGTTTCAGGTATGGCGGCATTGTGCCGCCGTATGTGAAACGAACATGTCAAAGGCTCGACTTGCGGAACAGTTAACTCGTGAGTCTACTGTGTGACGACTTCGGTCAAGATCATATACTCCGGGCTAACCACAGAGTAACAGAAAAAGATACCAAAGCCACCTCTACGCAAGAGGGGCCTTCTTGGG